GGCATCCAAGGTATTACGGGTCCTACTGGTAGCACTGGTGCTACTGGCTCAACGGGACCAACTGGTGAAACAGGAGCAACAGGTAGCACTGGTCCCACAGGGGCTACGGGTAGTACGGGAGCAACGGGACCACAGGGTGCGACAGGTTCTACGGGACCGCAAGGTGACCAGGGTATTCAAGGGGTCACAGGACCCACTGGTGCAACGGGAGCCACAGGCTCACAAGGTATCCAAGGCGTAACTGGACCTACTGGAAGTACGGGTTCCACAGGTCCCACAGGACCGACTGGACCTACAGGTGCAGACAGCACTGTAGTTGGTCCTACTGGCTCTACAGGGGCTACAGGACCTACTGGAGCCACTGGTCCTACTGGTGCCGATTCTACCGTTGCTGGTCCAACTGGACCGACAGGTCCAACTGGTGCTGATGGCTTTATTGGTTCTGATGGTGCAACTGGTGCAACTGGACCTACTGGTCCTACAGGACCAACAGGCTCTACTGGTGCAACTGGTGCTGACTCAACTGTACCTGGTCCTACTGGACCGACAGGACCGACAGGTCCAACTGGTCTTAATCCATTTAAGTACCAAGCAAATGCTCCAACACCAGCAGCAACAGGTGACATCTGGATTGAGTCTGATGTTGATGTTCCAAGTATTGACCCAGCAACTTTGGTAACTTTAAGTGCAACTCAAACACTTACCAATAAAACTTTAACCAGTCCAACAATAACTGGTTCTGGGTTTGATGCTTGGATTGCATACACACCAACATTAACTGGAGTTACTGTAGGCAATGGAACAAACTCTTTTTTCTATGCACAAATTGGTAAAACAGTTTTTGTTAAAGGAAAGTTTACTTTAGGAAGCACAAGTTCTATTACCGCACCTATGTTTGTAAGTCTTCCTATTACTGCAAGGGCAAATATAGCATCCTATCAACAATTAGGAGACTGTAGTTTTTTTAATGCCTCAATAATAACGCATGGTCAAGGGTATTTTTTGAATAATACCTTTGGCGTTCAAGCATCGCTTTCAAATGGAACGTATGTGTCTGGAACACCAGCAGGTGTTGGAGTTCCATATACTTGGACAACTGGATTTTCGTTTACTATTGAATGTACATACGAGGCGGCATAATGGTTAAGATTATTTGCACAACAGAAGGTTGTGCTAACGAGAACGTTGAGTACAACTTTATTGGCAACCCACCCTTTGTTGAATGTGGTGGATGTAAAGAACATCTAATCGGTACAGACTACTGTGAAGACCCTGAAGTTCCACCAATGATTATGGGAGACTTTAATGGCTAAGAAGGCTTTTGTTTACGATGGTACTAATTGGGTTGACCTAGCATCATCAACAACTGATTTGTCTAACTACTACACTCAAGCACAGGCTGATGCTAAGTATGGAATCATTGGCACCTCTGCACCATTTAGAATTGCTGCTGGTTCAGCAACCGCAACTGGAACCCTTGGACCTGCTAATGGTTGGTACTACACCAACTCAACCACAATTACTTTGCCCTCAGGAAGATTTACTGTAGCGCCTATTGTTACTGCAACTTCAGCGTTTAGTGGTGGTCTTACAAACGTAGGTATAGATACTTCTCCAAGCACTTCTTCATTTTCGGTGTATGTTAATCGCAACAACGCTTCAGCAAATGGGGCAACGGTATTTTGGCAAGCAGTTCAAATGACCTCAGGGAGCGCAAGTGGATAACTTTGTATTTCCAGACAAGGCAGAGTTTGACGTAACCTGCCACACCGCAGGATGCGAGAACGCAGAGATAACTATTCGTGTCAGCGCAGTAGCAGATGCACCGCATGTTGTCTGTGGTCCTTGCGGTATTCAGATTGAGGACGTGAATTTAATTGACTAAAGCAAGAGAATTAGCAAACCTTGACAGTGGGGCATAACAATGGCTTGTAGAACAGGGTGTCCAACCCAGGACTGTGAATCATACGCAGACTGCTGTAAGGGTGTAGCAATTAACCGTTCGTCTTTACGCCCATAGTATGATAGGATTGCAATGTGAAGATTGCAGCCTACGCTATAGCGAAGAATGAAGCAAAGCACGTCAAGCAATGGGCAGAAGCCACCAAAGGTGCTGATGTCCGAATTGTCCTAGATACTGGGTCAGAAGATAACACCTATGACCTACTCCAGAAGTACCCCATAGAAGCCCACAGAGCCACGCTAAGCGACTTTAGGTTTGATGTGGCTAGGAACATGGCACTAGACCTTGTACCTGCTGACGTGGATGTGTGTGTCGTTATTGACATGGACGAGGTTCCAGACCCAGACTTCTTTGACAAGATAAGACAGGCTTGGAAGCCAGATACTGGCAGGGCTTGGGTCATGTGGGACACAGGAAACATCTGGGCTAATAACAACCGTGTCCATGCTAGGCATGGGTATAGGTGGAAGTATCCCTGCCACGAGGTTATCCAGTGTGACGGTCCAGAGAACCTGATAGTCATTGAGACCTTGGTTACTCATAAACCAGACAATGACAAGCCACGCAGTAACTACTTGCCACTGTTGCAACTAGGGCATAACGAAGACCCAACTGACCATCGCATGATTGTCTACCTAGCCCGTGAGTATTACTTCAAGGGTATGTGGCAAGAACTTATAGATGTGGGCAAGAAGTTGGAAGACATTCCTGGATGGAATGTTGAACGTGCTCAGACTTGGCGAGGTATAGGCGAAGCCTATTGCAAGTTAGGTAATGACCGTGAAGGTCTTCACTGGTATCAACGTAATGTTGAAGAAGCACCTAACGACTTAGAGGCTTGGATGCCATTAGCGTTCTACTACTACGAACGCAAGATGTGGAACCACTGCTACCACGCAGCAATTAAAGTAACTGAACTTTCCCTTGAGTCATATAACCATTATGTGGCTGACCAATCAATGCCATGGAGAATGTACGACCTGCTATCCATAGCGTGTTGGAACCTAGGCAAGAAGGGTTCCGCTAAAAAGTATGCACGTAAAGCGGTTGAACTAAATCCTGAGGATGAACGTCTAGTTAAAAACTATGAGTTCATTATGACACAGACGGTAAAGGATTACAAGAATGGCTTGTAGAAGCGGATGTCCAACTCAAGACCATGAGTCTTGGGGAGATTGCTTAAGAGCATCTAACATACAGATGTCAACTGGAGATGCCAACGGCAATCTAGTTAGCAATGGTTGGACAAACAAGAAATGGAATAGCGAACTAAGTCTATACCGTGAAGCCCGTAAGCAAGGGATTCAACCAGAAGGAACTTCCACAGCACAGATTCGTAAGGCTATGGATGTAAGCGACAAGACAGGACATGCATATGGCTCCGCTCTCTAAGAAGAAAGCAACCAAGAAGGTTGCAAAAGTAATGAAGGAATACAAGGCTGGCACCTTGCACTCTGGTAAGGGTGGACCTGTTGTCAAGTCTCGCAAGCAAGCCGTTGCTATTGCAATGAGCGAAGCAAAAATGGCTAAGAAGAAGGGCAAGAAATAATGGGAATGAATGAAGGTCCTAAGCCTCCAGGCTACAAGCGTATGGAAGCCGCCGAAAAGAAACTTGAGATGAAGGCTAAAGAAGAAATGATTCGCAAGATTGTGCGTCAAGAACTTCGTGCAGCCAACAAGCCTATGGCAAAGAAAGTTGTCAAGAAGGCTGTTAAGCGAGGAATGAAATAATGTGTGCTAACTGTGGATGTAACCACATCAACTACCAACACGAAATGCCTACAATGCCAGGCTCTTACAAAGGTATTGACAAAGTAAACTACAACATGCCGAAGGTACCAGCAGTTCCTGCTATGCCACGTACAACTAAGAAGGGTAAGTAACATGAGACGACCACCTAAACCACCAGTCGGACCAAAATCATCAGGGGCTTCTAATCCAATGGCAAAAACAACAAAACTTCCTAAACCAGTAACAACAAAAACACCTAAGCCGAAGAAACGCCAAAAGCGTGTAACGAAAGTGATGTATTAATCATGGCACGAGCACCAATGAAGAAGCCAGTAGCGAAGAAGACTGTTGCTAAAGTAACTGCCAAGAAGACAGCAGTTAAGCCGAAGGCTTCCGCAACAGCAAAGCCAAAGAGTTCTCCCAACCTAAAGAAGGGTGGACTTGCTCCAGGCTCCAAGCAAGTTGAAATCATGCAAGCACAACGCAATTTGCGGAAGCAACGTGAAGAAGTTGACCTTAAAGACATTGTTGGCAAAGGTAAATCATCAAAGGCAAGACACGAATTAGATAAGTTGCGCAAGAGTGTAGGCTGGGAGCCAAGTCAAAAACTTTCTAACAGGATGTATGACGGAAGCATGATGGATGTAGCAGCAATGAAAGCCAGAGCAAAACGTAGAGCAAAGAAGAAGTAATCATGGTAGCAAAGAAGGACCCACGACTAACACGTGCAGGTGTTTCTGGCTACAACAAGCCAAAGCGAACACCTAATCATCCTACTAAGTCGCACGTTGTTGTGGCTAAAAAAGGTGCACAGGTTAAGACTATTCGTTTTGGACAACAAGGTGTGACGGGTGATAGGCAACCTACCGCAAGACAGGCTTCGTTTAAAGCCCGTCACGCCAAAAATATCGCTAAAGGCAAGATGAGCGCAGCATACTGGGCAGACAAGGTTAAATGGTAATGGCAACATTCGGTTCAATGACTGATGAGGTTGTACGTAAACTTGCAGGGTTTACGCTACGTCAAGACCGTCAGACACATCTCACTGCTGCAGCAAATGCGACAGCAACCACAATCAGTGTTGCGTCTGCACAGAACATCTCAACTGGTATCATTCAGATTAATGATGAACTAATCTATGTAGATTCCTATGACCGTTCTTCTGGTACCCTAAACATCCCACCCTATGGTCGTGGCTACAATGGTACACAAGCAGCATCGCATCAAATTGGTTCACGTGTAATCATCTCACCTACATTCCCGTCTGTAGATGTCAAGGGTGCAATCAATGAAACCCTTGAGGCTACGTTCCCAGACCTATACACCACTGGTGTGCACACCTTCTCGTTCTCACCAGCCAAGTCAACATATGCTTTGCCTGATGAAGTTGAAACAGTTCTAGGAGTATCATATGAAACTACTGGTCCTTCTAAAGAATGGCTTCCTGTTCGTGGTTATCGGATTGACCCTATGGCTAATGTTGATGCTTTCAATAGTCGCAATAGCATTACTCTGCTATCTGGTGTTGAGTCTGGTCGCACTGTCCAAATTTTCTATACCGCTGCTCCTGCCGTAATGGACACCGATGAGGATGACTTTGAAACAGTTACTGGTTTACCAGCATCCTGCAAGGATGTCATTGTTCTTGGTGCCGCTGCACGTCTAGCGTCATTCATTGACCCAGGTCGCTTGACCTTTGGTTCTGCTGAAGCGGACCAACAGTCACAGATTGCTGGTCGTGCCTATGGTGCTGGTACTAACGCATCTAAATACTTACTCGCTCTTTACGATAAGCGCCTTGCAGAAGAAGCACGCAAGATGAATGACCGTAACCCAATCCGTATCCACTTCACCCGATAGGTAAACCATGGCATCCCGTCAATATCGTTCAACAGTTGAGGCTAAGACTCTTAGTTCAGGAATCAACAATAGTGTAACAAGCATGACACTTAACAGTGTCACAACATTACCATCTACATATCCATACACTTTAGTGATTGACCCAGATAGAGCAACAGAAGAAATTGTAACTGTTACTGCCACTGGTGGTGGCAACGTACTAACAATTACTCGTGGTCAAGACGGTACTTCAGCACAGTCACATGATGCTGCTGCTGTAGTCAAGCACATGATTACTGCTCGTGACTTGCAGGATGCTCAAAACCATATTGAGGCTTCCTCTGGTGGCTACACAATAACAAATGATGGTGAAGGTAACACAACTAAAAGTCTTCATGGAATTGACACTGGTGAAGGTGTTGTTGTTGGTACATTAAAGACTCAGACTCTTACCAACAAAACACTTAACCTAACCAATAACACTCTTACTGGTACTAAAGCACAATTTAACACTGCCATGTCAGATGCTGATTTTGCTACCATTGCTGGTGCTGAGACCCTAACTAACAAAACTTTAACTAGCCCAATAATTAATGGTGGTGCTGCGTTAACTGCAGATTCAACTGAACTTAACCATGTTGATGGTGTTACATCTGCAATCCAAACACAGTTGAATGGAAAGTTAGCAACTACTGGTGGAACAATTTCTGGAAACCTAGTAACAACTGGATACATTTTTCCACAAGGTAATGTTATTTACTTTGGTGATGGCAATGACTCTATTGTATTTAATGAAGCAGGAAACACATTCACCTTTAACGCTGATGGTGCTAAATGTAATTTAGAAGTTAGGGCTATTAATGCAACTAGTTCATTAAACGCAACTGATGGAAATTTTGTTAATGTAACTGCCTCTAACATTGTGTCATATGGAGATATTCAGGCACCTGCCGCTAACTTTGTTAGAGGTGGGGGTGTAACTATTACACCAGTTGCAAATGTTATGACCTCTGGCAATTTGTCGTTCGGTACCACTATGCCATCAACGCCCTTTGTTACCGTTTCTGCTAACTCTAATTCTGTAGCAGTAGAAAATGTTTCTTATACCAATAACACTACTACGGGCTGTACTGTGTGGCTAAAAAGAACCAATACAACAACAACTTTTTGTAGCGCAGTAGCGGTAAGCACTTAAGGATAAATTATGATTAAAAATTACATTGTCACCTGCAAGACTTCAGGATGTATTGCGGAGAATGTTTCGCTTCCTCAAACACTGGACCCATACTCATACATTGACCCAGAGACAGATGAACAGGTTATCATTCCAGATGAAAACGGTAACGCTATTTACACTTGTCATTGTGGTCCATGTGGAAACCTTATTGAAGACCTAGTTGAAGTTACAGCACTAGAGGCTAAGTAATGACAGTCAACAATGACATTAGTGAAGAACTTCAATATGACATATCCTACACTGCAAGTGGTTCTAACTTTGACCTAACAGATGTTGCTTATGATGTTTCTTTTAACAACGTGCCGTTCATCTTAAAGGTTGATAACCAAAACCCATATCGCCGTGAGACTGCTCAGTACAAGAAGGACCAGTTTGATAACAGTGCTGAACCAGGTGAGCAATCGCTTACTGGTTGGTGGGTACGTTCACAAACCTCTTGGCACAACGGTGCTGGTATTAAGTTCTACGAACCAGGTTCTGACTACGAACATGTAAGCCATAGGTTTTATGACTCTCGTGGTGTAGATGTATGGACTGTAGGTGAACTACGCTTACACAAGGATGTATTCCACGCTTATACTGGTGCTCAAGGCATTAACGCTGCAACAGGACAGTATGACAAGGTGGTAAGTGGAGTAACAACTCCAACTGATGTACTTGTTTCTGGTGATGCTAATGGTATATTAAAACGCCTTGAATTAAATGGTGACTCAGCGATATCAACAACATCAAACTATGTATATACAGCAACTTCATATCCACAAGGACACAGTGGTTCTAATCATCCATTCACTTCTGTAACCACATCTGGTGGAAAGTATTATGCAACATGCGATGGTGCTATTCATAGAGGAACAGTTGGTACATTAGATTCTGATGTAGTATTTGCTCGGCATTCTGCTGGCTCAAAAGCATTTGTTAAGTACGCTAAAGGTTTTGTTTTCTTTGGTGAAAATAATGTACTAAATCTTATAGATGATAGCCAAGGTAATACTAATGCACATAGTGGTGCACTACCTGCTGGCAAACAATACGACTCACGTACTCATCTTGATTCTACATTTATCTGGAATGACATTACTGGTGGCACAACTCATATTTATGCTTCAGGAAACTCTGGAAATAACGGAGAGATATTTAAGATACCTTTTGACGGAGCACCAACATCTGCCAATAATGGAAGTCTGTTGCCAGACTTGTCAAGTTCAACAGTTACAGTAACTTTGCCAGATAGCGAAACGATTAAAGCAATACATTACTACCTTGGGTATCTTGCAGTTGGCACCAATAAAGGTGTACGTATCTGTCAAGTGAATCAAGATGGTGATTTAATTCTTGGTCCGCTTTTGGTTGAAACAAGTTACGCAGTTAATGGATTCACTGAACGTGGTAGTTACCTATACGCTGCAACTAAAGTTCTTGAAGGTGCGGATACTAACGGTATCCTAATCCGCATTGACTTGTCACAACAGTTTGATGATGGAACATTTGCTTACGCATACGACTTAGAGTACCAGTCAACTCCAGATAGTTCCGACTGTACTGAAGTTTATAATCTTAATAACCGTCTTGTCATGGTCATTGAAGAAGGTGGAGCAGCAGGTGAACTACAGGTAGAACACACAACAAATTACCGAACATCTGGCTGGTTACAAACAGGAAGAATTCGTTACTCTACTGTTGAGCCTAAGTTCTTTAAGTACCTACAGACACGTGGACTTGTAGCAACTGGTGACAATATTGCTGTACAAACCATTGATAACGCAGGAAATGAGTACGACATCATCACTCTTGATGCCGTGTCAATGGGACAGAACGTTGGTTTAGACCAACCTGTTGGTGGTCAGGAATTTATTTCCATTAAGTACACGCTCAACAATGGTTCACCAATTACTAACTATCCAATCCTGCAGTCATACCAGTTGAAGTCTATTCCTGGTGTACCTCGTCAGAGAATGTACCAGTACCCACTGTCATGCTTTGACATTGAAATGGATAAGTACAACTCACAGTTCGGCTACAAGGGTAGAGCCTATGATGTTGTTCAAACTTTAGAAGAACTTGAAATTACTGGTGACTTTGTAACGATAAAAGATTACCGCACTGATGAGTCATTCCAAGGTGTAATTGAAGAGGTTCGTTTCACTAACGAATCTTCCCCAGATAAAGACAGCAATGGCTTCGGTGGTCTATTGCTAGTAACAGTTAGGAAACTATAAATGAGTAAGAAGCAAGTTAAAGATATCTCAGGTCGCATGGTGGCTGTAGTCATTGCATCCGTCATGGGTACCCTTGGTGCTGGTGCAATACTAGGCATTGACACTTGGAAGTCTGCTGCCCTAGCAGCAATCATGGGTGTTGCAGTTGTATCTGAATCTCTAGCACGTGGGTTCCTAACTGATGGCAAACTTGACCAAAAAGAAATTGACGATGCGTTCGCTAAGGCAAACGAGAAGAAGTCTAAGTAATAATTGAAAAGGAAACTCCGCTTAGGGATTGTTTCTTTTATTGTAGGTTCGTTCATGGTGTTCACACCAACCAATGCGTTTGCTGAACAGGCTCTTGCTGAGGTTACATGTGCTAAAGGTGACGGAACAGAACAAACATTTTCTATTGGCTGGGATAACAGCAATAGTTTCTTTGATGGTAAGGGCGAGATACCTCGTCTCTACTGTGAAGGTGGATTCTCTAATGGTTATCCTGTTTACGTTACAGATAACCTACCTTTAGATTCTCCACTGCGTTGGTACAATGGCATAGTTCCTGTATTAGAACCTGTGCCAAGTCCTAGCCCTGAGCCAGTCGTAAGCGTTGAACCAACTCTGGACCCAGAGCCAACGCCAATACCTGAACCTACTCAAATTGAATCACCTTCTCCAGAACCTACAGTAGAACCTAGTCCAACTCCAACAGTTGAACCTACAATGGAACCAAGTCCCACCCCTATAGTAACGCCAGACGTTACCCCTGTCGCTGAGCCTACACCATCCCCTTCCCAGGAGAGTGTCGTACCAGTACCAGTAGAGCCAACTCTAACTCCAGAAGTTGTACAAGAATCTGTACAAGTTGAGCCTACCCCTTCCCCTAGTCCTACGATAGAATTAGCCCCAGAAATAACCCCAGAACCACAGCCTACAATGGCTGTTCCTGCCCCTGTAAGCCCCGTAGACGAGTTTTTAGCAGAGATTAGTATAGAACTACCCTCTTACCTAGAAAACGTACCTGGTGCCGTACAGGTTGCAAAGGCTGCTGAGGCAATCATGGCTATTGGTAGTGACATGACACCTGAACAAAGAGAAGAATCTCAGGGTGTTGTGGTTGCTGCCGTTATCGTAGGTCAGTTAGCCCAAGTCAGGAGACTTAAGTAGTTGTTTAACAGGCTAAAGAAATACTTGAAAGAAATCACAGCAGAGACATACACCCTAGTCGGTCTCAGCATTGCTTACTTCACGTTAGACGGCAGTGCCAAGAAGGTAACAGGAATACTTATAGTATCTGGTTTCCTTGTATGGTTAGTAACAATACCCCTAAGAGAAGAGGATGAAGACTAATGGCTTCACCAATGCAAGATAAAAAGTATAAGGTCACGACAGCCTTTGGAGTCAAGGGACGTTTATGGTCTTCTGGTCGCCATGAAGGCGTGGACTACGCAGCACCAGTAGGTGCAATCGTTGTTGCTCCATGCGATGGCAAGGTTGTAAAAGTAGGTCAGGTATGGGGTGCTGCCTTTGGACAGTACTCAGTACTTATGAAGGTTGAAGGTGGACACCTTCTCTTTGCTCACCTATCCTCTTACAAGGTTAAGGTCGGACAGACACTTAAGACTGGAGACTTTATCGGTAAGGTTGGTAAAGAAGGTAATGTCACAGGTCCCCATCTTCATATGGAACTACAAAAGGGACCAGGCTGGAAGCGTGGCGGTGGCTTAGACCCTGCAAAGGTTATCGCATCATGAGTGACATTTTATTCAAAGATGATTCAGGTAAAGCAAAGCAAACCATTAAGCCTAAGACTTGGACTTATGTAAAGTTTCAAAACAAAGACAAGTTCGTAGTTCCTGAAAATGGTACATGGCAGTGGACTGTAGTTCTACGTGTTGAGTACCCAAAGGGTGCTGGAGATGTACTACGTGGTCGGTTATGCCGTTATCCAGGAACAGATAAACTAGATGAGACTGGTCACGATGACAAGAACACATCAGGTTGGGCTGGAGAAACTTACCATTCGCATTGGACTCATACCATTAGTTGTAATCCTAAGATGCCTATTGGTTTTTGGGTATGGCACAATGGTACTGCACCTATAGTGCTTGATGGTCGCCAGATTAAGGCTAAGAAAGTATAAGTTATACATAAAAATTCCCCCTTGGTAGTTTAAACGCTACCTTGGGGGTTATTTTTTGTGTCTAAATTTAGTGCTAAATTTTGTGCTGACAGTAGCAACCTATGTAGTTGCACTTAGCATGGAGCATAGCAGATACCTGAGCCATGTCTATCTTGCTGGCATCTCCTGCATCACGGCAGTTCTTGCATATCATTTGTTACCTCCTCGTTATCTTCATCCCTGTATGGCGGAAAGCCACCAAGGTTTCTTACTATTTTATTCAATGCACGATTGGCAGCCATAGCCGTAGCCTTAGCAGTTGGTCGTTCACTGTTAGTATCCTCATGCAACTGTGTTGAGTCTACATCCTGAGCATAAAACAAGAACACCAAGTTCTGTTCAACCTCATCTAGTTTACTAAACGCATGACGAATGTCTGCACCATAAGCCATCCAGTCACCAGACTCCGATGGAGCCTTAGTGCTACGACCCATGTTAGTCATTGCTGTTTCTAGTTTCTCCCAGTTGTCTGTGAGTACGCCAGGAATAAGCATCTTAACAAAGTCTTTGCTGTACCAGAAGTTATCTGTTGCATTGTAGCCCTCGGCTACTGCCTTCTCCTTGACACAGTAATCAAGGGCAGCGTTACGTAGGGACTTAGCAATCAACTTGTCACAGGACTTCTCGTCCTGCTCCAACTTCCACCTAGCAATGTTGTTAGGGTGCTCAGCAAACCATAACCATAGTTCTTGTTCAATGTCTGCACGTTCCACCATCTGGTACTTGTTACGGTACTCACTGGCAATCTGTTGCACCATGTCGTAGTAGTCGTTGACTTGCTGTTCTTGTAATCTTTGAATGCGACTAGCATCCTCTACTTGGTTACACACTATTTACCCCACACCTTTCCATCAACAACAAACGTGCCGTCCTTGTGGATAGGTATAAGTTTAGGTGTAACCTTTTGTCCATCAATGTACAGCACACCGATAGCCTGTTGCCAGTTGGCAATGCCACCCTTTAGGTATGATGCCTTCTTCTGGTCCATTAGGTTACCAACTTCAAGTCCCCAAATGGTACGGGTTGATACACCTGATACAGATTCGGTGTAGTGCAGTAGTCCTGCTCTATGTGTATGACCACATACTACGGACATGCCAGTCTTCTTAGCCAAACCAAGGGCTGTCTGCCCACCAGTTTGATTCACAGAACCTTCATCGCCATGTAAGAGCAGCCACTTAGGTGCAACTTCCCACGGTTTCTTGTGGTAAGTGATGCCTAAATCTTTTAGCCGAAGGAAGTTCTCTAACTCAAACTCAGGTGCACCAAGTAAACCAGGTGCTCGCTTCATAATCGTGTTGTATAGACGGTCTGTGTGGTTACTACGTGTCATGTGTGTAACCTGTAGGTCTTCTAGTACCTGAACAGTTGCGTCACGGTCACGACCAATGCTACGTTCGTACTCCATTGGTGTGCCCATAGACCAGCGACTGATAGTCTGCATGTCCATCTCGTCACCAACAGATACCACGTCATCAGGTTTAAACGCCTTGATAAACTTGGCTACGTTATTGACAGCACGCTTGTCATGGTATGGAACTTGCAGGTCACTTACAATTACTTTAACTTTCATTGTAATCCTCTGGTAGTTCTTGCTTACATTCAGGACAGTTGGTTTTAATTTTAATGTTCTTAAGTTCTAGCACTTCTAATATCTCGTTGTATGCCTCTTCAAGAGCAACGAACTTAGCATCGTTAGTATAGCGGTCTGTAAGTAACTCACGTCTAGTCGCTTTGCTTTCAGAACCTTCAGTTAAATTATAATAATCTCTAGTTACTCTACTTGTTACACTATTCATTTCATGTCTAAACCTGTTAAAGTCAATCGTTAAATCAAGTAACTTAGCCTCTAACCTGCTATACTTTCTCATTGTAGTCCTTCGCCTCAGGGAACGTGTTATCTAAAATCATAACACCAATGACCCCATAGTTGGCGATGTCCACAAACGTGTCCCTTAGGGACTCATTCTCAGGCTTAACCCCTGATTCTATAAGGTTAATCAGCCGTGACATCTTGTCGTACAACCGTACCTGTAGCCCATTGAGCGGTCCACCTGGCGCATTGCGTATGTTGTTAGGACCATAGTCGCTCTGCTTCTTGATTAAGATATCCCACAATTCTTCATACACATCAAGGGAATCTAACTCAAAGTCCTCAGGGTATAGGTCTTCCCATGCGGTAAAGGTGACACATGCTTCGCATATGCAATCATCATCTACCTCAAAGGCATCCTTGTTATCTCCAACGTCAAGGTCTCTCTTGACTCGGTTAAGCCAATCTTGGAAATCTTTAAGCCCATCTCCAAAAGTCTCCCAGTCAGAAACTCTATCTCTTCTTGACTGAACGAAATCATCCCACTCATCCTTGCTCATGCTGATACCTTGCTCCTTAGATAGTCGTACCCCTGTGATAGGTACATTGAGTTAACGTCTTCACCCTCTGGCATCTGCAGTGTTACTACTGATGAGAGTTCTTTCGTGAGGTTCTTTGCGAAGTCTGACCCTGGTTGGTCACCATCAGCAAAAACATAGACCGTCTCAAAGTCTTGGAGGATGCGTGAGTAATGTTTCTTCCACGAGTTCGCACCAGGCACACCCACAGCAGGGATGCCACACTTGTAATGCAAAGTAATTGCATCAATCTCACCCTCACATACCGCAATGAAATCTCCTGCTGTTTGTAGTGCTGTCACATTGTATAGACGGGTAGAAGTCCCTGGTAAACCCATGTATTTAGGCTCACTGTTATCCATGCTACGGAACCTGATGTCAACCACACCTGTGGGTGTGATGTACGGGATAACCAAGCGACCAACGTATGCCTCGTGGCTAGGCAGAGGTTCTGCGACCACCCCTAGGTGGGCTGTAGCCCCGTCTTCTAGAGATAATCCCCTCTTGTTGAGGTATCCTTCTGCCAGATGAATGTTTGCCTTGTATGTTGTCACGGCTTTCGCCAGTGATTGTTTCTGCGATTGTGATAGCCTCACGAAATCCCACTCCTTCTTTCTCCATAATAATTTTATAAGTATCACCCTTGACTCCGCAAGCATGACACACGAATATGTTTTCTGTTGTGTTGACACTAGCAGATGCAGTGCCATCTTCGTGAATCGGACATCTAATCTTTTGCCATCCCCATGTTTCACGTATGTTTGTTGCACCGTAGTGTTCAAGCACAGGTTGAATGCTGTGCTTATTCATTAGTATCCTGCTTCCTCCAATAGTTTAAACCACTCAGACACTGGCATAGTAGCGTACCACTTGCCAACATCTAAGGTGCCTGTCTTCTTGTGTATAACAACGCCTGTCTCAGCCTTGTCGTTAGCCATCTCAACTTCTAACTCTTTCAACCACGCAGATAACTTCATCTCCTTGTGGTTCTTAACCTCAATTACAACAGCAGGTAGACCAGCAATATCTCCACGGTCATTAACACCGTTGAGCGCACGTCTTTCAACATGTTTACGTCCTTTACTTACAAGCCAATTAACTACGGCAGTCTCAGCAGACGTACCCTTTATCTTGCTCTTATTCATACTTAATTCCGTCCGCTATCATTGAGAACTGTAGTTGTTCTGCGACCCACTCTAGTGCACTGCACGCCTCATGTAAGTCCTGCTCGCAGAAGTCATCACCGATATCACGGATAGTCTTGATGATTTCATAGAAGGATACGTACTGTTCACCGTCATAGAACACACGGGATATGTGTCTACCTTCCACCTAGTAATCATCTCTGTCCATGTATAGAAGTAATGCAAGTATTGCTACGAGTCCAAAGACTATTAACCATTCCACCATTGCTCGTCCTCTAAGTTCTTTATGAATACTATAAGTTCTTCCCATGGTGTGCAATGTTCTATGTCAACAACGTAGAAATTATCATCGTGCCCACGGTACTTGTCGTGCAGTTTCTTAGTATGCCACTTACTCTTGGTAGATGTGAGTAGCCCGAACATCCCATTGGTTTCTTTGGACACCATGACGTAGGCGTAGGGCTTTTGCAACTTAGCCTCATACCCTGACACAGTGTCAACGATTATGTTTCCCCATGGAAAATCCTTGAGTTCATTGAACTTTATGTTACGTGACTTGACCTCAAGACACTCACCTGAATCATCAAGTATGATGTCCTTCTCGGTGGCTGTCATCTCTGGTATCTCTTCACGTGACTGCACTATGTACAAGTCAGGCACAGTGCAACGTATGCCGTTTAAACGTAGTCGCTCCGCAACTATGTCACCATACTTGTGACCCTCAGTCATGGATGCTACGTAATCAAAGGTCATCTCTGCTCTTCTAAGTCTGCAATGAACATATATTCTGGCAGGAATTGCAACCACACTGGGCTATTACCCGAAGGGTCAGCCTTACCATAACGGTTCTTGACACTGGCAACACCAAGCATTCCGTCTTGTTGTCCCACCGTAAGAATGAGGGCTGGTAGTTGGTTAACCATTCCTTGGACGGCTGACCTAGGCTGACATGGCGTACCAGAATATCCTTCTTTAGTGTGATGCAGTACCACAACAGCGGCGTTCGTATCACGTGCCAGATATTTAAGTTCCTTAAGCGCACTACGCATCGCACCAAACTCTTCACCGCTATCCATGTTGATATCCATTAAGTTATCTACAACTATCAGGGCAGGGCTATCGCCCAAGGTTTCTTCTAGTGCAGTTACCTCATCATCTAAGTCGTTTAAACTAGGTGATGAATCAAATGACCAGTAGATGTGCTTGGCTTGAGCCAACTTCTGTCTGGCTAAGTCAGGATGTTCAGAGATAATCTTCTCTGCATCTGTCTGTGATACACCCTCAATCATGGAATACAAGCGCATCGCCATGGTGTGAGCGTTGGTATCTGCTGACACATACAGTGTTGGTGCTTGCATACGCAGGGCTAGTGCTAGGGCAAGCGTTGATTTACCAGCACCAGGCGTACCTGCGATTAGTGATACTTCCGAACGTCTAAAGATAATCTTGTTCTCTTCAAACGTGCGAAAGACTGACGGCATTGGTTCTCCACCAATGTCCGAACGTCCTACCGAACGGCTTAATGTTTTCATTTGTCCTCCTTGTTAAGCGTGGGATGTACTGACTTGCACAGTAAGTAGGCTTTCGGACCTACACCCCTATCTGTACTAACTGGCTTCCCCTCCAGCAGGACAGACATTTGTTATTCAGTTATGTTTTCCTAGCAACCCGATGCTAGAAACTGTTCCACTCTGGTGTGTTGCGGTTAGCAAACGAGGCAGAGCATTGGTCAGGTGTACCCTTAGGGGTTGGGCAGAAGTATCCACGCCATTCACCCTTAGCACCGTTACCTGTGCGCTTGACCATAGTTCCATGGATGCAAGCCTTGTCACCTGCAGATGGTGCTGCTGATGCCTGTACTGGTGGTGCCTTAGGTGTAAATGCTGGTACTTCCGCAACAACTTCCCCACCTAGGGATGCTTGGACAATAGCAACTGGGTCGGTTGCTAGTACACGTGGTGTTGATACACCAGTGAATGCTTCTTCAAGTGTGCTGATTGCATCAGGTCCACCCTGTGCTACCAACGCATTGACGTTAGCGATTAGTTCTTCGGCACTGTCACCACGTGCTGTGATGATTGTGCCCTTGCTTGTCTTTACGTTTACAACGTAATTCTTTTCCATTACTTGTCTCCATTCTGGTATTTACAATCGTTTGTAAAGTTACACATCTTACAGTGGTCAAAGTTTGGTATAAAGATACCATCTCTCCGAGCCTTGTCAAACATTCCTACAATCTCGGAGACACGCTTACGTGTCCACTTGTCTAGGTTGATTAACTCTGAGGTTGCACCCTTGCGTGCGTCCCAATAGATACCAAACTTCGGACGAATGCCGAATGTTTCCTCCATTGCTACAGCATAGATGCCTAACTGGAAGTCAGATGACGGCATACGTGCACCAGACTTGATGTCTAGTACCACCAACTCACCAGTTGGTAGTTCCATCATGCGGTCAAGTGCTCCCTTGACCATGACTCCATCTAAGTTTATGTTGAACACAAGTTCAATGGCAGGTACACCCTGAGGTGTGACCCATAGTTTGAGATGCTCTGACTCACGGAATTGAATCCAGTTGTTGAGCATGTTTAAACCGTTTGCTTGCCACCATGTGCCGTCTTCCTTGTTCGGATTGGCTATGGTTGCACGACCACCAGCACGCCACTGTGATGTGTCTTCCTGCCCCTGTACGGCACGCTGACGGGTTACATTGGCTTCCCAGTAGGTAGACCACAACTCTTCAGGTGTTTGGGCTACGGGAATAAGTTCTTGTTGTTCCATTATCGTCCCTGCAGTTCCCATAGTTGACGGTCATAGGCTTCGGTTGCTTCGTGAACAGCAACACCACCAGCCAACCACCATGTCTGACCTTCGGATACGTTCAATGCTTTTTGTAGCCAGTACTTGTAGCCACAGGAATTGTAAGTTCCTATCTGGCTATGGCTAACGTGTATGGGTAACTCATACCCATTGACCTTAATCATTTGTCCTCTGTTTCTAATGTTCGCCCTTCTAAAGGGGCGAACCTACTATTGGTTCTGCCTTAGCAGAACACGTGTTGTTGTTGTGTTGTTAAGTTGTAGTCCATGTTTAGGTGATTGTCAAATTGCTAACGGCGTGTCGTGGGAGCAGTGATGAAACATGGAGGTGAAAAAATCACCGCTCAACCACGACAGCCATACTTATTTTCCCATAAGAATTACCTCATGTCAAACAAGTCTCCTTGTATTTGTTCCTCACCATCATCAAAGATTTTGGTAGGTACAAGAAGTTTAAACACCCTGGCTTTGTCACCTTGCTTGAGAGCACGGATGTTACCTCGTCCCTCGTAGTCCTTGGTAGCCATAGTGTCTGACTCGTACGGTCCGAATAGAAACTGTCCGACACCCTGATAGTTCACACCTACTACGTAGAGTTCACGGTCACGGCGCATCTCATCTATCATCTTCCAGATAATCTCTGCTAGGTACACGACATCATGGTGTTCCTGTTCAAGGACATCAGCGATAGCCTCTAGTTCTTTCTTGCGTGTCCTCATTGCTTCTCTGCTAGGTACACAAGTAACAAGATGAATGCGAACATCAACCAGTCAAGCACTTCACTAATCATTAGTCTGCCCTGCCAGTAGTTCTTCCTCTAACAGTGCACCTTGCATCGTGAATAGCAAGCGTTCAAATGTCTTGCGTTGCATAAAGAAGTGCGTGTTACCTAGGAATACTGATGCATCCTCGGCGCTCACCTCTGCGTGTATCTCTTCGTATACGTCTGTCTCTTTTTCAACTGTACTAATTACCATTAGCGGTTACTCCAATACTCTGTGTCTTTTTTACGGTACTCTGCGTTGCTATTTGAATACTGTTCGGGTGGTTGTAGCCTGATGTTGCGTCTGCTACGTATCATCCGTCTTTCGTATGGCGTAGTGCCACCCCAGAATCCGTAGCGTTCGTGCTTAATTGCATACTCCATACAATCGTTGAGGATGTTGCAGGTGGAGCAGAACTCTTTCAAGTCTGCCACCTCCTGCGCTGTGGTCTTGTTGTCGTAGTCCTGATAGAACACATCAACACCCATACGTGCACAGTTCTGTGTGCCGTCATAGTTCGGATAGTTAATCTCCATAAGTCTTTTCCTCCAGTTCCTCTGACTCTATCTCTCCGTGTTCGGTGCATTGCCAGATGCGGTAGCCGTCTCTATCGTCCTGCCACACCCAGTCACAGTGCATTGTGTCACTCATTGTCTGGTCTCCCCTCGCAAGCGTGCCAAGGGTCGTTTAAACTGCATCGCTTACATACATACACATCCTGTGTGTATACGGTGTGTATCTCATCATCATCCAATTCATACGGTGACATCTTCTCTAGCCTCCTCTAGTTCACGTTGCGCATAGTGCAACAATCCATAAATGTCCTTGCAATTTAGATACTCAAGGAGAGATTGTTTAAACAGTGCACCTCCAAGTTCATCTTCGTAGTTGTACTCATAGAAGGTGATAGTGCCTTGCTTAAAGTCCACCACTGGCACGTATCCGTACTCGGTATCTAACACATCGTTGATACTGAATCCGAATCCGCTATCTCTATCCCAGTTGTCTCCAATTAGTTGAGACATAAGTATTCTGTTGGCGTAGGAGCAGTCACCTGAGCGCACACCTGCCTTGTAGATAGCCTTCTTTAGGTTGGTATCCCAATCATCACCACCCCAGTGAGAGTATAGGTACAACACGTCACCAGTTCTATCGGCTACTCCGAATGTGAATCTATCGCCCATTGTCCATACCTCCCCTGATGATGATGTATTCGTCATAGACTTCATCACTTGCCATACGTACCATTAGGTTGTCTAGTTGCATAAAGATGTCTTGCTCTGTCTGTTTAAACAGTCTCATTGTTTTCCTCCACGTAGATAATTGTACTTAGGTCTTCATCTGTCCAAGGTACTTCTGTTATGAAATACCCGATAGGGTTGTGTGCCATACCTGACACAACAATTAAGCCCTCGTACTCATCGTCACGGTATGACCATACCCTGCGCTCAAGTTTGAATTGCTCAACATACTCGTACTCATCTCCATAAGTCTCAAACATAATGCCGTAGCCGTTTTCGTCCTGCCAACTAGCATTATCATCTAGGTGATTAGGTAGCGGTTTAAACGTTGTCTCCCACTCGGTTACATTCATTATGCCCACACCTCCTTGCCGTACAGGGCTAACTGAAGAATGATGTCACTGATACAAGCGTCCCAGTCATCAAAGTCTGCGGTAATCTTGCCTCCGCATGGCACATGGTGGTATCCCTCGTTCATCGCCTTAGACAATGCGGTGGTGATGTCCTCAATGTTTAAACGCTTCGTCAACCAAGCATCTTCATCGTCACCCTCGTTCGGGTCTTCCTCGTCTACATAGCCAACTTCGGCTACTCCTAGCGTTTCCCAGTCACCCTCAATAAAGTCAAGGGTCATTAGGTAGTTGCGTGTTACAGGGTCTGACTCAAAGCCACTGCCCCAGAATGCGCTCCATAAGTCCACGTCCTTGAACTCGTGGGTAGTTGTGACCGTTCCTGAATCTCTTACTTCTGTGTTAGTTATTGTTCCCATGTTTTCCTCCTTGTTTAAACGCACTAGTCATTGACTAGCACGAATCCGCTTTCTACTAGATGTGTGCGAAACTTACTGCGTGCCTCGTGCTTGTCGTAGCCGTAATACATCTGGCGTTCTAACCAGACCTGACGGCTTACCGCTCCCATTACCATTGCGCTAACCTCTAGCGCACCTGACGGGTGTACTTGTCTCATCGTAATCATTTGAAACCTCCATAGTTTCTGTTGTTGTGGTTTAGGCGAGTCACGCACCGCACTCCAGTTGTGACAGTCTTACCTAGTGCAAGACCTAAGTTGTTATTCAGTTATGTATCTAAGGTATTTGTTACCCCTGACAGGTGTCAAGGACATTTGGTATCTGTTACCTAATTGTTATAATTAGTTTGTGGCGGACACGAACATCCAGAGGATGATGCCTACAACTGCAAGCCCACACCCGTAGAAGATAACCTCATCTCGTAGGCGGTATGCCTTCGGTGTCCAGTTCCATTTGCTCATCGTTTAAACGCTCCCTCTAGTTGCGTAGTACATGTGTTGGTGGAAGATGTATCCAACTTCATAGACACACTTGTCACAGTAGTTAATCGTTGCGCCTGTGGTTCTTGTCGGGTACCTGATTACGTTCTCGTCAGTCACTCCACATTGGTGGCAGGTCTTAATGTATTTCTTTGTCATGTTTAAACACCCTGCCCTATGTTGGTCAGCCGTGAGGAATCTACCCACGCTGCGCCCCTGCCATTGGTCGGGATAACTTTGTAGCGTGTGTTCCCGTATGCTTGCTTGGCATCTTCAATCAGTACCTGCACTTGGAATCCTTCCACCCGTAGCAGGGCTAGTTCTCCGATTGCCTTCATCATTTCTATAGTGCTCATTACTTCTTGCCTCCGTTTTTCCATTCGTTAAATGTCTTCGTGCTTACTTGAATCTTGAAAGAGTCACCGTTTAAACGTCCTCCTTCGTAGCCACCCTGCAAAACTAGTTGTTCGTATAGGGCTATCTTTCCAACGTGGTCTTCTTGTACGAATCCTGCGATTCGGTCACCGTCAAACACTATCCACCCCCTGCGAGGGTTGCCGTTGGTCGTGTGTCCTGCGTCTAGATACACCACGTGCGACACGTTGCGGTAATCTCTGTCATAGTTTCTGTTCATTACTTGTTCTCCTCTAGTGTTTCTATCTGTTCCATAATCCAATAGATAACCTCGCTAGCGCTCATGCTCCAGCCCCCGAACTTATCTATAGCCCCGTCTAGTACCTCTTGTACGGTCTTGAACTCTGTCTCTGTCTCCATGTTTAAACGCTCTCTTCTAGTTCTTCTAGGAATTTTTGGGCGGTGGTGTTCATCAACTCTGAGAACTCTTCCCATTGTTGTTCGGTATGTATGAACTCGCCAACCATTTCGCTCGCCTTCCATGTCATGTAGTCACGTGTCCAGTCTGAGGTTATTGTTAGTCCCATGTTTAAACAGTCTCCTTAGTCTTGGGCGCAAGCGTCTAGAAATCGCTCGCTGTCAAATAGTGGGTTAAAGGTTGCGAACAGTTCCGCAAGGGCTTCCACAACTTGGAACGCCTGAGGGTCTGCCCCTTGCTCCTTGATTGTCTTGGCGATTGCTTCAAAGTGCTTCTTCGTCATGGTCTTTCCTCCAGTTTCGTAGTTCCTAGTAGAGATTACTAGGGGGACACCCTCCGCCGTTTAAACGGAGGGCTACCCTCTCCCAATCTCTAGGCTTGCATCATTCGGTCATTGTTGCATGGACAGATTGGGGTTCCCATTTCTTCCAGCCACTTTCGGGATGTGTAGGCGATGTAGCCACACTCTGAGCATTCGCACTTCATCATTCGGGTGCTCTGCTTCTTGCCTGACTCCTTGAGGAGGGCGTGAGGGTATTCTCCTAACTGTTCAACGAGGGCGTTTAAACGCTCGGTCAACTCTGCCCCTGCTACGGTGGCGGTCATCTTGCCCTCAAGTCCAAAAGCCTTTGCAACTTTGGCGAATCTTCCCATGTGTCCGCTCTCGCAATTATCTAGGGCATGAATCATTTCATGAGCGAGGACATCCAGAACACGGGCGGATTCTGTCAGCATCGGGTGAATGAAGATGTGAGCCTTCTCATCACCTGAGAGGGCGGACGGGTGGCACTGTCCGATTGCCTTGCCCTTACCTCGTGACCCTTTTGGGAAACCTACGGATACGTAGACCTCAGGGACGGTCTCGCCGATTTCGGCGAACATCTCCTTGAGTCCGTTGATTCCTGCCTGTAGCCATTCCTCACGGGTCAGGGTCTTTAGTTCGTATAGTGCGGTCTTTGGGTCTGTCAGGGTGATGTCAATCTTTGGCATCTTCTTGCTTGTTGTTTCTGTCTTCATGTCTTGCCCTCCTTGTTTGGGTTGCTCCTTGTTGGCAACCTCACAAGAACAATCGTATTGATTCCCTGAAACCTGTCAACCCCAATCAGCCCTGACAGGCGCAATCCCTTGCAGGACTAGGGAAATTATTTACACGAGGTCGGGCGTGTCGTGTCAATGTTTCACGTGAAACGGTGCGCCAGATTGAGGAGGGGAGAGAGTCCGTCCTCCCTATTTGTTCTCTCTTTAATCCCTCCCCCCTCCCGTCCTCAAATACCCCTAGGGGTACCCCCCCTAGATGTTATTAGTTGAAGGTTCAACTATAATAATTTAATGTTCAACTACCTATGACCTGTGGATGTTGAATCCACCCCACCACTATGTATAATGACTCCCATCAAATATTTTTTCCAGTATTTTGTAATTAGGCACACAATTAAAACCCATTGGATAAAGGACTTTAAAAATAGTTTATAACAATTTGGTAACGAAACGTTACAGTCACTTTGTAACAGGGTTAGTATATATGTAGGGAAAAATAATTACACGTGTGCGCTTCAGCGCACGCTACTGGCAAGCCTTTGTTGGCTTGCCTACAGTAACAAAAGCAGCCCTTTGGGGGCTGCTAACGTGAGCGCCTTCGGCGCTCTTATATAGGTTCTTTTTATATCATTTTATTTAGACATGATTTAGCGGTGGATGCTAAATTAAATTACACCAATTAGGAGAGCCAAATGGCTAAAGGTGACAAGTTAGATATTCGTAATGCCAAGCGCACTGCTGGTGCCATGAAGGTTAAAACTCTTAGAGTTGAAAACTCAGGAGCCACTGCTGCAAACAAAAGGTCTAAGGCAAGCGTCAAGGCTGGTAAGTCTGCAACTGGAATTAAAGTTACTTCCAGTGGATACAAGACCACAAAGACCAACTCAGCCAAGATGCCTTCAGTAGCCGCCAAGACTGGCGTAAAGAACAAGATGAAGGCTCAGGGCGCTAAGATGGGTTCTTCAGCAACTTCAGGATACGGCAAGACAACTAAGAAATAACCAGATAGGATAACTTCATATGGCAGCCAAGGGCGGTGCAGAGCACCATAATGTGGTACGCCTACGTGAAGACAAAGCCAAGGTTATAGCCCACGTAGAGACTGGCATTGAGGTGCGAGCCGCCATTGCCATGGTAGGTCGTAAGCCCGATGTTCTAAAGAAGTGGCTCACAGACCCTGTGTTCGCCAAGAACCTAGAGATAGCCCGAACTGCTGGCTCAGACCTAATGAAGGTCACCCTAGGTAGCGAGAACGGCAAGAACATTGACTTCGCCACATTCTCTAAAGAGTTCCTAGGTAACGAAGTATTCCCTCACCAGCAGGACTGGATTGACGTGCTGGAGGGAAGGGAGCCTAGTTGGCTCCATCCAGCCATGTCCTATGAAAAGGGCAACAAGAACCGTATCTTAATTAATGTGCCACCTGAGCACGCCAAATCCACAGTAATCACCGTAGGCTATAGCACCTACCGTATTGCCATGGATTCCAACGTGCGTATCATTGTGGTGTCTAAGACTTTAAATAAAGCCCGTGAGTTCGTCTACTCCATCAAGCAACGCCTTAGCCATCCACGCTACGCCAAACTACAACAGGTCTATGGACCTGCTGGAGGCTGGAAAGAAGACTCAGACACCTGGAAGACCGATACGGTCTACCTAGGTCAAGAAGCCCGTGACTCATCCGAAAAGGACCCTACGCTTCAAGCGCTAGGTATTGGTGGTCAAATTTACGGTGCCCGTGCTGACCTCATCATCCTTGATGACGTTATCACTACTGCCAATGCCCACGAGTGGGAGAAGCAGTTAGAGTGGCTTCAGAAGGAAGTAATCACCCGTCTAGGTAAGAACGGTAAGTTGCTTATCGTAGGCACCCGTATCGGGGCTGTAGATTTATACCGAGAACTTCGTAACCCAGAGCACTGGTCTGGTGGCGTTAGCCCGTTTACACGGCTCGCCATGCCAGCAGCGCTAGAGGTTGACGATGACCCTAAGAAGTGGGTCACCCTCTGGGAGCGTTCAGACCGTCCATGGGACGGCGATGATGACGCTGTACCAGACGAGGATGGTTACTACCAGAAATGGGATGGACCAGCCCTCTTTGCAAGACGTAGCGAGGTAACCGCCTCAACATGGGCTTTGGTTTACCAGCAACAGGATATTGATGACGATGCAATTTTTAACCCAACGGTTGTTAATGCCTGTGTTAACCGTATGCGTAAGCCTGGTCCTCTCCGTATGGGAGCGGCTGGACATCCACGAGACGGACAATGGGTCACACTAATTGGTATGGACCCTGCTATGGCAGGAAAGACTGCGTTCGTAGCCTATGCCGTGGACCGTCAGTCTGGTAAGCGTCTAGTCCTAGATGCCTACAATATGTCAGACCCAACACCTGGCAAGATTCGTGCCATCATTGAAGACTGGATTAACACCTACAAGCCAGTAGAACTGCGTATTGAAATCAACGCCCACCAGAAGATGTACGAGGTGGACGAAGAGTTCCGCCAGTATCTGGCTAACAAGGGCGTTAGATTCTCTAGCCACTTCACTGGCAAGAACAAGTGGGACACCGACTTCGGTGTGGCTGCTATGCAAGGCTTGTTTGGTACCATGGGTGGTGCTAAGCACAACCGAGATAATCTCATTGAACTACCAGACCCTCAGTACCACGAGGGTATCAAGGCTCTAATCAATCAGTTGATTACCTGGAAGCCTGGAACTCGCAATCCCACGGACGTTGTTATGGCTCTATGGTTCTGTGAGATTAAAGCCAAGGAAATGATTCAGCACTCTGGGAATCAAATCTGGCACGCAACAAGTCGCTTCGTTACTCAACGCCAGATGGCGCAACAAGCAGTTGTTAATCTTGACGATTTAGCAATGGAACAATTTACAACTTATCTTTAAGGATATTCATGGCACTCTCAATGGAACAGGTCGCTGACAAGGTACTTTACCTACGTCAGCGGTACTCAGTCCGTGACCAACGCATGGCTGATATCACAGCCGTACGCCGTGGTGACATGGTATCCGTATACCCAGACATGTTCCCTGAGGGCATGAACAAGCCAATGATTGCCAACTTCGTTGACGTTGTTGCCCGTGACTTGGCTGAAGTTTTAGCACCACTACCATCGTTTAACTGCCAAACACCTGACGTAACATCTGACCGTGCCAAGAAGAACGCTGACTTGCGTTCTATGGTTGTCAACAACTACGTTGAATTTTCTGGGTTACAAACTCAGATGTATACAGGCGCAGACTGGTATAATACCTATGCCTTCCTGCCGTTTGTTGTAGAGCCTGATTTTGAGGCTCGTATGCCACGCATTCGTGTAGAAAACCCATTGGGTGCTTACCCAGAATATGACCGCTACGGACGATGTGTTTCATATAGCAAGCGTTACCTCAAGTCAATGGGAGAACTACTTGTAGAGTTCCCAGAGTACGAACGTCAAATCCTAGGTGGCGAAGACCGCCGCAACTATGACCTTGGCACTCTACTTGACTTGATTCGTTATGAAGATAACGACCAGGTAATCCTGTTCCTTCCTCAGCGCAATAACCTGCCACTACGTAAAGCACGCAACCCACTAGGTAAATTAAGTGTCCGCATTGCTAAGCGTCCAGGTATTGATACCGAAGACCCACGTGGTCAGTTTGATGATGTCATCTGGGCACAGATTGCTCGTGCTCGCTTTAGCCTTCTAGCCATGGATGCTGCTGAGAAATCAGTTAATGCGCCAATGGTTGTTCCACAGGATATGCAAGAGTTTGCATTCGGTCCTGATGCAGTTATGCGTACTGCAAACCCACAGGGTGTTCGCCGTGTTGGTTTAGAAATCCCTATGGGCGCCTTCCAAGAACAGCAGATTCTTGAGCAAGAAATGCGCATGGGTGCTCGTTACCCAGAAGGTCGCTCAGGTAGCGTCAACGCATCCGTAATTACGGGTTCTGGTGTTCAGGCACTTCTTGGTGGCTTTGATTCCCAAATCAAGGCTGGTCAGCAAATCCTTGCAGAAACATTGCAGGATGTCATGGCACTAGCCATGGAGATGGACGAGAAGTTATTCCCTGGCGAGAAGTCAACACAGATGACTTACAACGGCGCTCCATACATCTTGAAGTACAGCCCAGAGAAAGACATCAAGAAAGACTACAGCGTAAACGTACGCTACGGTTTGATGTCAGGTCTTGACCCATCTCGTGCCCTTATCTTCAGCCTACAGGCTTTACAGGCAGACCTAATCTCACAAGAGTTCGTCATGCAGGAACTACCTTGGAACGTAAATGTATCCAAGGAGATTGAACGCATTGACATTGAAAAAATGCGTAGTGCATTAATGGGAGCACTAAGCGCAACGTCACAAGCAATCCCACAAATGGCTGCTCAGGGTCAAGACCCTTCAGACATTGTTATGAAGATTGCTCAGACGATTGAAAACCGCCGTGGTGGTAAGAGTGTGGAAGATTCTGTTATGGAGGCTTTCAAAGCCCCAGAACCAGAGCCAACACCTGAGCAACCACCAGCACCAGAGATTCCAGGAATCCCAGGTACACCAGGCGTAGGAATCCCACCACAGTCCGCTCCAGGTGTGGAGGCTCCAGTTGAAGCACAGGCATCCGCAACTATGGGTGGTGCTCCTGTAGAAGCCCAGCCTGGAGCAACCCCTCCAGCAAACATTCAGGAAATCTTAGCCAGACTAGGTGGATAATGACAACAATCATTGCCATCAAAAAGCGCAAAGGATTCACGTTTGCCGCAGACGCACAAGTAACTGATACTGAACGACCATACATGCATAACAGCATGAAGAAGGTTGTTGAAGTTGGTGACTATGTTATGGCTGGTGCAGGTAACTCACGATGCTGTGATGTTATCTTGTACGGCTGGGAGCCACCATACTATGACGGAACAGAACATTATACCTTTATGGTGTCAAAGTTTATTCCAGAGATGCGTAGACAACATGAAGAGTCTGGCATCACACTAAAAGAAGACGAAGACTTTGTTTTCCTAGTTGGTTTCAACGGGAGAGTATTTCATGTTGCTGGTAATTATGCGGTACTAGAAACCAATACTGGTTTGTACGGCATAGGAACTGGCGCAGCGTACGCACTTGGTGCCCTTGCTCAAGGTGCAACCATTCCAGAAGCAATGAATATTGCTAAAAAATTTGATATTAATACTGGTGGAAAAATCCAGATAGTTGAAAGAGGATAATCATGGCAAGAGGTGGATATCGTAAGCCAGCCAATCCTGCTCCAGTATCGGGTCCAGGTAAACTTTCTCGCCGTACTGATGGCGGACCAACGCAAGGCATGAAGAACATAGCAGCAGATGGTGTCTATGGTGAACGTAAGGCTCTAGCGGAAATGCAAAGTTCAGCACCTATGCAAGGAAACCCAACTCCTTCAATGCCAGCACCACAGGTTTCTGCTACCGCTGCTACTGCAGCACCACAGTCAATGACTGGATTGTTTGACCCAACTCAACGACCAGAAGAACCAATCACTGCAGGTATGCCGTTTGGTGATGGTAGTAATTACCCAACCGCTATGCCAGTTCAGATTGATGACACCGCAGCACAAATTCGTGCAGCCTATGCTTTATACCCCAATGAATCTCTTCGTGTACTTCTTAATGCCCTAGAGAACGAAGGTCGCTAGTGGCTAAAAAGAAAAAAAGTCTTTTTCAGCCAAAGGGTACTTTATTCACTTATGAGGACTGGAAGCCAAGTGGTAACAATCCTTTTGAGACAAAACAATACTCTCAAGATGAATTAATTAATGAGTACAAAAAGATTTACTCGCAGACAGACTTGCCAGTTATCTTGTCACGGTACGCAGATAGTTTTCCTCAAAATCCAGACATTGCTCTAAGCCTTGCTAAGAGTGGAACATCTGGCGATGCAACAGGTGCAGCAGCACGTCTTCAGACAATCCTTAATGAATCTATGGCTAACAAGCCATGGGAAACTAAAGATGGTCAAGTTAATAACATTGACTACAATGAATACCTAAAGGGTTTAAACAAAGACGAAGAAACTGCAACTGAACAAGACAAAGAAGATGCTGCATGGTTTGCTGCAATTAAACGTACATCACGTACTTTTCTAACGCCATTGTTTTCAGGTTACGAAGCGGCTGTAAACGTTGTTCGTCAAATTGACGGTTATGCAAACCTAGATGAAAAAGGTATTAATTCACTTACCGACCCAGATAACGTTGTAGTTGGTGGAGAAGATGCAAGCGACTTTACACGTATCTATAAAAATACAACCTTGTATCAAAACACGGTTGAAGGTTTAGGTGTTGGAACTGGATTTATTCCAAGCGGTGAAGCGTACCAAGCCAAAGAAGCATTAACATCACGTGTAGCACGTGTTCGTTCTGCAAAGACTGGGCAGGAATACTTCTACACTCCTGGTCGTGCTACAATTTCTGCATTAACAACTCTTAACCCAGAAGATTCCCAATACAAAGTTATCTCTGGAATTATTGATGGTGTTTTAGGTTTTTACATTGACCCTGCAAGTAAGATTGGTAAAGCCGCTGAGGCACGCAAGGCTCTAACTCAAGCAAAAAATCTACGTGAAGCAACAAGTGCTGCTGGTACTGCAAAAGCAACTGCAGATGTAGCAGAAGAGATTGCAAATTACCGTGCTAACCTACCAAGCCGTGAGGCTCTTGAGGCTTTAGAGAATCAAAAAGTTGCAGCAGCAGAACTTGATGAAGTCTATGCAAAAATTACAGAACAAAGAAATGTTCTCAATGATGCAATCACACAGGGAACTGTTGCAGAACAACCTAAGGCTGTGCAAGCAGCAATTAGACGCTCTGGTTTAACACAGTTAAACGAGACCAAAACATCTTTGCTAGAAAAAATTAAAGACCAAAATATATTGGCTACTGGTGTGGTGCTTGACCCTGCAACTGGAACTCCAATGTCTAAGGCAGATTCACTTAAGTATCTTAAGCAGGAAATTAAGTCTGTTGATGACCAAATCAACACTGCACTTGATGGCATCTACATTACAAGATTTAAAAAAGTTCGTGATACTTTAGAACTTAAGAAGTCTGGGCTACAACAGGCAACAGATAATCTTGCACAAAAGTACAAAGAAGTTCAAGAGATTGGTACTCCAGAAGCAAAGCAACGCTTTATTATGGAGGAACGTGCTGGCTTACTTCAGGCTTCCGATGGCTACAAAGTAAATAAAGAAAAAGCCATTGAGTGGATTTTTGGAAAGAATGCAGATGTTGTTCTTCAGCGAATTGCTGAGACTGAATCGGCTGCACAAATCATGCGTCTTTCAAAGAATAACTTTGACGCAAACCTTGCAAAAGAACTTGCTGCAGCAAAAACTGTAGACGATGTTGAAGTATTGTTACTTGGTCGCATTGGTGTAGATGTTAACACTTCAATGCCACGTACAGCCATTGGTCGCTACGTAGTAAACTCTAACCCTAACTTTATTATGAAGCCAAAGTCTTCAGTACAGAATCTAACAAAGTATGGTCAGGCTCTAAAGTTCCTCGGAACTAGAATGCCAACACAAATGAGCATTAAACTTGATGACACTAATGCACTCGTTGAAGAAGTTCGCAGATGGATGATTGGTGCTCGCTACAATGTTGATGACATTGACAGAGTTATAGATGAAATTATTGACATAGATGAACTTGACTTTGCAAATCGTCAAAATGTAATTACTAGAATGCTTGACGATACGGTTGATGTTTACGCTGAGAAGCAAAAAATCAGTCCAAAGATTAAAGACAAGTTAACAGACTTTACAACAGCCTATAGAACCGCTTCAAGTGGCGCTAAAGAATACACATCCGCAGCAATAGGTGATGAAGTAGGAAACAAAATAATTGTTGATGGCGAAAAATTTGATTTAACTGATAAGCCAACCTCAATTACCCAACTTGCTACTGAAATTGCTTTACCAAATGTTTATGCAGTTCGTGAACTAACTGGCATTATGGCACGTGCAACACGTTCCGTTGACAATATTGTTGCTAAAGATTCAAGAATGGCAGAGCGTGCTACATTTGCTGCTACTAGATTTACTCGTAGTGCAACTGATGGTTTCTTGCGTAGCATTCTTCTTGTTGGTCGTATATCTTACGAGATACGTAACATTGCAGAAATGCAAACACGTATGTTTCTTGCAGGTGGTGTAGGACTATTTACAAATCCTATTAAGTTTACCGCACTTATCATGTCAAACCCAGAGTCTGCTAAGGCAATCGTTCGTAAGACTGCAGGATATGACCCATATTTAGTGGACATTAACGGTAAAGCATTTATGAGTGCGGAACGTTTTGTTGCAGATGATACTCAAGGAATGCACGATTCCTTTGCCAATACAATGGCATCACGTGGACATTCCCTTGAGGGACAGAATCTAAGTGGTGCATGGCGCAGCGGTGAATACGACTCAATTAAATTAGAGATTTCAAAAAACGGTAGTCCTAGAAATGCTAAAGAATATGCAGAAGCCGTAGCATCACGCTTACTACAGCATCGTGCTGACCCAATCAAAAGAGCAGTAGCCACAAATGACGTGCGTGCCCTACCAAAGGGACTAGCCAGTGCAGTGAAAGAAGGTCGCATGACCTACGAAGAAGCATTGATTCAGGCTATTCGTGATGGTGCATTCAAGAGACAAATTGATATCCTTGGAAACGCAGAACCACAACTGCAAAAACTATTCTCTATGGACAATGGCATCCGAACCTTGCTGTTTGGAAACACATCACGTTCCTATGCCCGTGAAATAGCAGATGAAACACTAGGAATGACAGAACTACGTGAGTTCATAACAACTGGCAAGGTTGTTGAAAGAAAAGAAGTACTTGTAAATGGTGTACCTACCATCAAGGAACGTGTTGTCTTTGAAATGGGTAACTCATACAAAGAAAATCACCGTGGGCTTAGCAATATAATTAGAGACCAGTTACTTGTTGACGATGTAGCAAAAACAAACGCATCCAATCTGTTTATGCCACATCAAAAGTCTATTGAGTTGACAGATATTAAAGGAAAGTACAATCAATTCGCTGATTGGTTCTTCCGTCAGGCAGCACGTGCCGAAGTTCGCACAGTTTATGGTCCAGAATACCGCATTGCATACTGGGAAGCCGTTTCTGAAATGGCTCCAATCATGTCAAGAGAAGCAGCACAAAAAGTATTAAAGAATGCTGAAGACATTAAGACCACAAGGGTTGCAATGGAAGGCGAAGATGGTGTCATCACCTACCAGCCTTGGACTGAACTAAACCCTGCCTTTAATGATATTGTTCAAGCATCTAAAGATGGTGTTGGTAGACTAACAGTTAAAGATGTTGATGCCTATGCACGAGATAAGGCTGCTAAGAGGATTGCATCCTTGTTCTATGATGCAACTCAGAAGAACAACCTTACCTATGCGGCACAATTAGTTCTTCCATTCGTTAATGCTTGGGCTAACACCATCCGCAAGTGGTCAGAACTAGGAACAAATCCTAGCCGTCTTGCCACCCGTGTTGCCCCCGCAACTAGGTTGTATCAGAACCTATTAAGCGAAGAAACTTCTGCAATATACGACTTTACTGGCACACCACATGACCCAATGCAGGGATTTGTTTGGAATAACCAGTATGGAGACAAGGTATTTACCATACCTCTGAGTGGATACTTACGTACATTGTTTGGTTTGCGTGGCAATCCAGAAACAGCAGACGTTGCTATACCGCTTAAATCCTTAAACCTTGCGTTCTCTGGTGCTGAACTTGCAGATAGTGACCTAGGTATCCTTCCAGGGTTTGGAACTGTATGGAACATTGCCTACGGTTCCCTTGACAATGAGATTCAGAACAAGACACCTGACGTACTTGCCAACATGATTGCACCATACGGTACTTCAGAAGGTAAGTACATTGGCTTCCTACCAGCATGGATTCAAAAGATTGCTGCTGCCGTAGTTGAAGATGAGAAGGCTTATGGTAAAACTGCTAAGCCAATCATGGCTTGGGAAGCAACAACTAATCCTAAGTATAAAGTTCTTTACGATGGAACACCTTTAAGTCCTGAAGACCGTGCAGCATTACAGGCTGACCTGGCTGCATATGGTCTAAGTCGTGCACGTTTTGCATACTTAATGCAGGGATTACTACAGAACGTACTACCAGGTACACCGTTGTATGAATACTATGCACAAAACGAAAACGGCGATACATTCCTACAGTGGCAAATGGCTGATTCATTCAACAAAATTGTCCAACAACATGATGGAAACTTTGAAACCGCATGGGCTGAGTACACTGCAGTATGGGGACGTAACGCAGTTCTTATTGGTTTCAGCGATAACAAGAACCAAGTCTTTGCAAACGATGATGCTTGGAACTTTGGAAAGAATAACCCATCACTGTTTGGTGCGTATGGTGACGTAATCCCTTACTTCTTTACTGGTGGAGACTTCTCTTCAGAGTACCGCAAGGCGATGGAACGCCGTGGCAAGGGTGACCGCTTAACTCCAGAAGAAGTATTAAAGGAAGCGGACCGTCTATCCATGACAGCAATGCGTGGTCAGTTGGCTATTGAAGCAGTATACAATGGCTTTGATGCTAACTGGATTGATGACCAGATGAAGGCTTACAAGTCTGATATCTTGCAGGGATACGAGCCAGAAGTAACAATTAATGTTGGTGCTCGTGACCAAAAGATTATGCGTATTCAGTCAGCACTAAAGAAGCCAGAGTTTGCTAACACTGATGCTGGTCAGGTTGCGTTAATTTACTTTGCAGAACGTGATAAGTGGCTTGAGCAATCCAGATTGTACTACCCAGACCGTGATAAGCCATCACTATCTGGTCAAGATAATGCCGAAGCACGTTATCGTTTGCGAGTAATGGCAGAACAATTAAGCGCAAATAATGATGACTTTAAAAATATGTTTATTCGTGTTCTTGCACAAGAACTCAGGGAAGAGGATTAGTAATGGGTAAAGAAATAATGCCTGATGCTACCGAGGACAAGTTTGTTATTGGACAAAAAGTAGTTAAACTTCCACCTAGAGTAAAGCGTATCCCAGTTGATGACGGTAAAGGCTCACAATTAGTAACGCTGCCAGGTAAGACAACCATTGACACATTCCGTGCTCAAAAAATTTACACTAATCCAACTGTAATGGCTAAGAATGAACTTGGTAGAATCCCTGAAGGTTCTGCCTTAGCAAAAATTCAAACTCAATTATACAATGCTGGGTTTTACGATTCTAATGATACTCCAGGAACTGGCATAAGAATGCCAGGAGATTTTGCTGCAATGTCCAGGGCAATGGAAGCAGCAAACGCTCGTGGTGTAACTTGGCAAGACCAAGTTGTATTCCAAGTAAATATGCAAGCAGGTGGTGCATCTCCCATTGCTACTGGTAATGGAACTACTCGTGGCGGTGGTGGCGGTGGTGGCAATGGTGCAGAGGTAAACAAGAGTTTAAATATCACTGGACCAAAGAGTGCACGTTCAATATTTGATATCATGAATCTTAAGTATACATCTAAAAAATCAACAGATAATGAGTTTTCAAAGTTCTATGATGACCTTGTTAAGGCTCAACAGAAAGCCCCAATCAAGTATGAAAAGAAAAAAATTGGTGGCACCTGGTATAACGTTCAAACATCCGATGGCGTGAATGCCGAAGAGTTTGCAGAGACCTATATCTTTAACAAGATTAACTTTGCAGACGAAAATCTTGGTGGTGCTGCAGGACAGAATCTAACCGCAGTTAGCGAACTAGCAAAGATGTATGACGTTAATCTTTCTCTTGCGGAAAGAGGACAGTTAGCAAAGGCTTTAACGACTGGGGCTGATACAGATAATGACATACGAAAGACCCTTGCAGATAAGGCTAAGTTAAAGTACAAGATGTTAGCCGATGATATTACTGAAACTGTTACAGTTAAAGACCTACTTGCCGAGCAACTTTCTGCTTACAGTAGAACCCTTGAATTAAATCAAGCAGATGTGAATATTTCGGATATTGAATCCTATGCCTTTAAAGAAGGTAAGTTATTAAATACCTCTGAAACTATTCAAAACATTAAAAACAACAACGTTGCTTACCGAAGTACAAATAATGCAAAACAGGAAGCATCTTCCTTTGCACTGGGCTTGGCTCGTTCATTAGGATATGGTGTTTAATGGCTACCGATAGTGAGATTTTTGCTAAAGTTTTTGGAAGTATTACTGGCGTTGATGTCAGTCTTCCAGAAAACTCTTGGGCTAAGGACTTATGGAATGTCGCTGCTCCTATTGTTAATTCAGGTCAGATTCAATCAGGAGACCCACTCCTTTACGATTTAATTCTTGCAGATGACAGAGCACCACAATCCTACAAGGACCGCTTTTCTGCTGTAACAGAACTAAAGAAGAAAGCCCCCGAAATGGGCATGACTGTTGCTGATTACTTAAAGCAAGAAAACCAGTATAAGCAGTTATTAAAATCTGCTGGTATGGGTAATCTTGCAAATGCTAATGAGATTAAAAAGTTTTTCTTAAACGAAGTTTCCTACGATGAGGCTGCATCACGCATCAATGCTGCATTTGGTGCCATTGATTCTGCTGACGAATTCACTAAACAGGCTTTGTCAGAGCGCTTTCCAACTCTTAACAAGGTTGACCTTGCACAAGGTCTACTACTTGGTAAAGAAGGAACTTACGAGATTGAGAAGAAGGCTGCTGCTGCTCAAGTTGCAGGTGCTGGTCTATCTCAGGGATTCCGTACAACCTTAACTGATGAAGAACTTGTTGCTTCTGGATTTGGTACTTCTGTAACTGGACGTGCTGCTGCACGTGAAGCATTTGGCAGGGTTGCTGCTGAGCAAGCAGGTCTACAACAGGCTGCACGAGCCTTTGGTGGTCCCAGCAACATTGTTCAACAGGCTGAAAAAGAAGCAGTTCTTGGTGCTACTTCGGCTGAGGTTAAGCGTCTTCGTTCACAGGCACGTTCACAGTTTGCTGGACAGACTGGAATTGTCTCTGGTTCGCTAAGTCGCAAAAAGCAAGTATAAAACTCTCGGTGGATTGACCGCCCCCACTGAGTAAAAGAGCGGTAGTACATACCAACCTACATACCCCTGTGTAGGAGTGAGACGTGTACGAACAACAACTAATGTAAGGGAGATAGTTGCGATGAGCAACAATAATCAAGACTGGCTAGACGAAGATGACTTTGACTTTGACGATGATGTAGAGGAAACCTCTTCACGTGGTCGCAATAGCGATGACGTTTTGAAGAAGGTACGCCGTGCAGAACGGGCTAAAGACAAACAACTCAAAGAGTTGCAAGCCGAATTGGAAGGTCTACGTAGATTCCAACGGGAAGCAACAATCAGCCAAGTCTTGGCGGAGAAAGGTGTCAACCCAAAGGTTGCCAAATTCATTCCAGCAGATATTGAAATGTCCTCGGACAGTATCAGTAACTGGCTAAGTGACAATGGTGAACTGTTTGGTGTTGCTGCACCTGTACAACAATCAGTAGAACAAAGTGAAAACTTTGCTACTTTGCGTCAAATAGATGCAGTAACATCTGGTGCTATTTCTCCAGATGACGTGAATGATGCTTTCAACATCATGAACAACGCTTCGTCTGCGGAGGAGTTACTTAACTTCCTCTACAGTCAAGGCGCAGAATAAATCGCAAATAATCTAACCCCTAAGGAAATATACTATGCCGAATACAGGCTTATCAGGTGGTAGTGCTGGTACTAACGGTGGTCTTGGTGGTGGCGCTTACGCTTCCGCTAACAACGTTGGTGCTTTCACTCCATCAAACGCCGCAGGTCTAGTTCAGAAGGCGTATGACCGTCTTGTTGAATTTGAATTGCGTGCAACCCCACTCATCCGCTCCGTAGCGGACAAGAAGCCAGCACGTCAGGCAATGCCTGGTTCAAGTGTTGCGCTACAAATCTACAACGACCTTGCTGTTGCTAAGACTGCTTTGTCGGAAGATGTAGACCCAGCAGCAGTATCACTTGCTACTCCAGACATCGTAACCGTAACTCTAAACGAGTACGGTAACGCAACTGTAGTAACTCGCAAGTTGCAGTTGATGTCTCTTGCAGACGTTGACCCTGCTGTTGCTAACATCCTTGCATTCAACATGGCTGATTCCATTGACGAACTAGCACAGGATGCACTACTTGCAGGTACCAACGTACTATACGCAACTGGTGGAACCACAACTGCAACAACAACCTCAGGTATCACCTCAGATGACACAATCTCTGCTGCTGACATCCGCAAGGCTGTTGCTAAGTTGCGCAGCAACAAGGCTAACGGACGTAAGGGTTCACTTTACTGGTGTGGTATTCACCCAGAAGTATCCCATGACCTTCGTGCCGAAACTGGTGCTGCTTCATGGCGTAACCCACACGAGTACCAGAGCAATGATGCAATCTGGGCTGGCGAAATTGGTCAGTTTGAAGGTGCATACTTCATTGAGTCACCTCGTCTACGCAAGGCTAATGATGGCGATAGCAGCATTCCTGTTTACCGCACATTCCTAGCAGGACAGCAAGCACTTGCTGAGGCTGTTGCCGAAGAACCACACGTGGTTATTGGTCCAGTCGTTGACAAGTTGATGCGTCAGCGTCCAATCGGTTGGTACGGTGTTCTAGGACACGCAGTATACCGCAATGAGGCACTGTTCCGCATTGAGTCTGCTTCAAGCATTGCTTAATTAGCGACACTAATCTCATCCCTAAGTCATATAACGGGCTTAGGGGTGGGGTTATGTTTCTAACATAGAAGGAAAACATAATGGCTTATCTATTCGCACCACCCACAGTGGACCAAGGACCAGCAGGTGGTGGCTGGTTATTCTGGCGGTATACACTAAAGCGTGGGCTTACCGTCTACAAGATTGGTAACCAGTGGTACGAAGAGCAATACCCTTGGCAGGATGATTTAGATGCTGCTGATGTTTACTACCTAGGTGGTCACGAGTACGAAGTAACTGAAGCCGAAAAGGATGACCTTGAGGCTGCTGGTTACACGGTGAACACAGTATGACGGTTATAGAATGGCTAACCGTTGTGTCGTTATCACTCGGAATTGTTGCCGCAATAGGTAAGTTCTTAATTGTTATTCCAATTAAAAACTACATTAAAGAACAGACTTATCCTTTGCAGCCACACGCTAACGGAGGACGCTCAGTCCCAGATATAGCACGTGCGGTAAATAGGATTGAACAACGTTTAGATGAACATATTAACTTACACCTGAAGGATGAAGTATGAGCGGTAAGTACAACATTGTAGCCGAACAAGGCGCAACGTTTAATCTCAACTTCCGTGTTGAGACTGACGGTACAGCATGGGACCTATCGGACTACACCTTTGCTATGCAGGTTCGCCGTTCCACATCTTCAAGCACAACCCTACTTAACATTACCTCTGCAACCATGACAGCCCTAGGTCACGTTTCGGTAACAGTTTCTGCTGCTACCATGTCTGATGTACCTGCTGGTCGTTGGGT